TGACATTGAACCCTTTGCAAAATGTCCAACCACGCACCGACGACTGATATGCAAGCCTCGGCCGTCTCGGCACTGGTCTCCCTCGTGGCGCTGGTTTTGTCCTTCTTCGATCATCCGCACATCTGGTTGCAAAATCTGACACTTCTTGTGTCCCTTTGCGCCGGGGCCTTGGCGATTTTCGCCGGAATTCGCAAGTGGCTATGAAAACGCTGATTTCCTTGTTTTTGCTCGTGGCGGTCACCGGCTGCGCCACCCGTCCGGTAATCGTGCAGAAAGACGCATCCCTGACCCAAGCCGCCGCGATTTCCGACCGGATCGATGCGAAGGCCGTCGTGGTTGAACAGTGGCTGCGTTCAAGAAAATGATCTGTCGATTTCTTAAACACGTTCTGCCGGTCATGGTCATGATTTGCGGTTTTGTGAACATGATGGGGGCCGATCTGTCCAAGGTCACCAAGGCCGACATCCTCGCCACCGTCGAACACATTGAGGCCCTGAGCCGTCAGCAAAAGCTGGATCTGGTCAAGGCACAAAGCGACTACAACGGCGCGATCACCGCGCTCAAGGAACAGACCATCCTGACCGAACAATTCCGCAAGCAGGCCCATGACAATGCGGCCCAGCGGGATGTTTTCCTGATCGGGATCGCCATTCTCGGAGCTTTGTATCTCGGTACGCTCATCAGCGGGATGATCTTGCGGGAATTTCCGATGCCCTGGTCGGTGATCTGCGTGGTGCTGGTCTATGCGGGAACGTTTTCCGGGATCTATGCCCTGGGCCGCACTTGCGTGGCCTCGCTTGCCCACCTGATCCCGTGAACTTCCTCGCTTGGGTCAAGGAACTGTTGGCGGAAGACAACGGGCTGGCCTCGGCCATGCGGTTCTGTTTCGTCCTCTCGATCCTCGTGTCGCTCGGCATCTGCATCGCCGTCGTGATCAAAGCGTGGGACACCACCCACGATATCCCTGGCAACGTGAAAGAATTTTTGGTCTGGCTGGTGACGGCCCTCGGCCTCGGGAAGGTCGGGCAGAAACTGATCGAATCGAAAGATCTGCCTCCCCCGCCCTCTTCGCCCACGGCATAAAAAATTTATTTTTTATTTACGGCAGCATCCAGGTGCGTGCAGACCCATTCTGAGAGTTTTTTTTTCTCTGCCACGGCCGCGCGAACATAAGCAGCTTTTTGATCTCGAGTCACCCTCATGTGAAGGTGACTTCCTGCAATTTCTGCGCCTGATTTTGGCGGCCGTCCGCCTTTTGAAGAAAAAACTGTCATGAAATTATGATTGTTTCGTTTTCTTCAATATCTTGAATACTCCATTTTAAAGGACTTATTTTCAAAATATCTTCTTTTGAAAATCCTTTAACAATAAATGGAATCTCTGTTTTTGCTTCTTCCAAAGAGTCGTATCCTCCATGAAAATATTTTCCATTCAAATACAAACGAAATCTTTTTAAAAGTTGAGGAATTTCTGAAATTTCGTTGGCTAAATAATTTCCTTCTTCTCCGTCGGAAAACTTTAACTCATAACCGTATCCTCCATTTGAACTTGTAAAATGATTTAATATGGTTGCAGTGGTTTTTTCTTCTGGGACGAACACGAGCTTTCCAATAGGAAGTGGAATTTCAATTTTAAAATCACTTACAAAAACGGTGTAATCGTCTTCGCGTCCGTCAAACGCAATTACAACTTTTCCTTCTTTTTCAAGAATTTCAGTAATAGTTCCGTTTTCTCCAACAACCCAATTTGAGTTTTCGGAGGTCATTTTTACTCTGTTTCCAATTTTCATTTTGTCGTTTTTTCGTTGTTCCGGATTCCCTCCGGCGGGAGTTCAGAATTCATTCCGATCTGCGTGAATCATTGCGCGGCCTGCGTATATTGTCAACACAAAACCTTTTAAATTTTAAAAAAAGATTTTTGACAATCGCTTTTTTAAAAAACCATGACGAAAAGCGAAATCCTCATGGCGGCCCTAGCCAACGGTTACCCGGCCGGATTTCGGATCGCCCTAAAGCTGGTGCTCGATTGGGAATGCGAACTGAATCATGTCACGGGGCAGATCGAATGGGAAAATGTCGCCGGAGACTCGGGGGGCCCGACGTTTGCCGGACTCTTGCTCAAAGATGGCGAAGTGACCGAATCGCCCGATCCGCATGCCGTTGCACGGGTTTATTTTTCCAACTATTGGGAAAAACTGACCGGGCTTCCGGTCCTCGTGCAAGAAATCGTGTTTTTTGAGGGGGTCAATGTCGGCATTGCCACCGCGATCCGATACCTCCAACTGGCCTGCAACGACTACGGAGCGCGGATCGCGGTCGATGGCGCGCTCGGGGACCAGACACGGTCAGCCGCCTTTGCCGTCCATGACACGACAGGGCTCTGCATGGCGTTCCTTGCCAAGATCCGGCGTCATTACGAAGACCTCGTGGCGGAACACCCTTCCCAAGCTAAATTCTTGGCCGGATGGGAAAACCGCCTCACGGTCGCCAAAAGCCTTTTGGCGTAACGGGGTCACAAACGATTTTTGACAGGCGATCCCTGTCATGCCCCGGATCGTCGCCCTCTGCGGATCTGCTGGCAGCGGCAAGTCGACCGCTGCCGAATTCCTTGTCCGAAAGCACCACTATGCGCGGCTGAGCTACGCGGCCCCGATCAAGAAGATGATCCTCTGCCTGCTGACCGAGGCGGGCGTCGGGCCGCTCACGGCCAAAGAGATGATCGTTGGGAAATTCAAGGAAGATCCGCACGACGCTCTTGCCGGGCATTCCCCTCGCTATGCCATGCAGACCCTCGGAACGGAATGGGGGCGTGAACGGATGGCGCAGGATTTTTGGCGCAGGATTCTCCTCCGCAAAGCCAAGCAACTGCTGGATTCCGGCATCGACGTCGTGGTCGATGACCTCCGCTTCCCCGACGAAGCCGAAGCCCTCAAAGCCCTGGGCGCGCTGATTGTCCGCATCGAACGCCCCGTCGAGGCCGTCGAGTCCCATGCTTCGGAACAGCAGGATTTCCCTGTGGATGTCGTGATCGACAACACGGGGTCAATCGGCGAACTGGAAAAGAACGTTTGGGGAATCGCGTGATGGCTTCGGTGACCTCCAGGTGGACGCGCTTTCTGGCGGTCGGGTGTTCCCATGGAAAGCACATCGATGCGGAAGCAAAAAAGATCGTCCTGGAAGTGAAAAAGCAATGGATCCGTTCCGGCGATCTGACGCTGCATCTCGGGGATGCGGTCGATACGGCGGCCTTCCGTAGCGGAGCCCGCGGGATCGATGCCGACAGCGCGGAGCCGGTCGCCCCGGATATCGATGGGGGATTGCAATTTCTCAGAGAATTGCGGCCCGATGTGTTCCTTGCCGGGAACCACGAGGCGCGGCTCTGGCACCTGCGCGAATCTCCGAATGCCGTGATAGCGTATGCCTCTCACCGCGCGGTCGAGCACATCGAAGAGGGCTGCCGCAAGATCGGGTGCCGATTGATTCCGTATGATGGCATCAATCAGGTGTATCAGCGCGCGGACATCACATTCTTGCACGGCACCTGGTATGCCGAAGCGGCCACGCGGGACTATGCCGAAGCCTACGGAGGAACGGTCATCCATGCGCACACGCACCGCCCGTTTTATGCTCCCGGGAGGACGTTTTCCCGGTCGCAGGGATTCTGCGTCGGCACTCTGACCAGGATGCGGTCGATGGGCTATTCGCTGAACCGACGTGCCACGATGGCATGGGGTCAAGCCATCGTCTGTGGGGAATTCCGCGAAGGGAAGAATCCTTCCTCGGTGACCTGGCTTTTCACGGGTCCGAACTCGCAACAGGACCACGGATGGCGACTTCCCTTTTGATCATGGCCAAGAAACCCGCCAGCACGGCAAATGATTGGGCCTCGATCATCGCCAAGACGATGAGCAAGGAAACCGATGAGGTCCCCGAGGGATTCCAAACCGTTGAAACCATTGCGCAGCTGACGGGGCGCTCGGAGACGATGACGCGCGTTTTCCTCCGGAAAGCCGTGGCTTCCGGCCTTGTCGAGGATCGAAAGTTCGTCATTCGCGCGGGCGAACGTCTCTATCCGGTGCGTCATTTCCGGCAGATCCGGCCATGAACAAGAAAAAAGCCCGTGTACGCATCCGTGGCGCCTGGTGGCGGATCCTGATCGCCGCTCCCCCGAATGCTCCGGAAGCCCTAGGACTGTGCGACTACGAATCCAAAACGATCTATGTCCGCCCCGGGGCCGATCTCGTCGAAACCCTCGTGCACGAAGCCACGCACGCGGCCTGCCCCGATCTGGACGAAACGGCGGTCGAATACATCGAACTTGCCATCATCAACAGCCTTTTTGCGATGGGCTGCCTGGAGAAACTCTAAAATCCGCTCGTGCTGGCTTTCGCCGCCGCGGTCGCTTGCTCGTTCTGTGCGGCGGTGAGCTTTTCCAAAAACGACGTGAATCCGATCACGAGGTCTCCCTGGGAAGCATTCCACGAATAAAGGATCGACCCGTCGGGGGATTTTCTCATCTGCAAATGGGGGTCCTTGCTGGGGAAATCCGTGGCGCGTTCGCCGTCGTTGGCCCTGATGATTTCCTCGATTTCTTCAGGCATGAATCGGCCATTCCATTTCCGGATCGTGAGAACGGTGGCGATGCCGTCCTGGAACAGGATCGTGACTTGAAAATCCCCTTTCCTGTGGACGCAGAGATATCCTCCGGGGACGACCTGGGTGGAAAGGGGTGATCCGTAGCGTTCGGCGCATTTCACCGTGCTTTCGCCAATTCTTGCCTGGGAACTGGCCACCATCGTCAACGCCAGAACAACCGTCAGGATGCGATGTGTCATGCCTTGGTTGAATACCTTTTTTGAAATTATGAAAAGCGGAAAATCAATCCGTGTATGAAATGATTCATTGACGGAAATCAAATGTCGTCCGACCGTTGACGCATGGATACGAAATATCCCCTCGGAGCCATCGCGTGCTCCTGCGTCGGTCAAAAAAGTTCGGATCGGATTTTTTACCGGATCACGGAACGAAAAGGCGACAAAATCGTTTTGTCCCCGTTAAAACCTAGCTTTACGCTGAAAGGGAATCTCGTTCCGGGCGAGATCGACCCCCATGCAAAACCGCTTCGCAGAACAATCACGCGCCTCTATGGCGGGGAGCTTTTGGCCCCGGTCGTGGTCGGTCACTTTGTGGCGGGCATCAAGCCGTGGGGATATCCCCGTCCGTTGATGCCCAGGGGCGGAAAACGTGTCGGGGCCGGTCGCAAAAAAGGCAGCGGCAAGGGTCGAAACGTGGAATCCAAATCGGTCACGCTGACGCACGAGGAATGGCTGCAGATCGAGAAAATAAAAGGGTGCGCGGGTCTTTCGGAATTTTTCCGGGCCAAGATTTTCGGGCCGAAAAAAGATTTTTGAAAAAATCTCTTGATTTCAAAGAGGGATATGCACGAGTCTCTCGGCGTTCCCGCTGAGGAGGCCTCGTCAACGCCTCATGAATATATGCCGTAGCATATATGTCATGAATAGTTGACGGGGGTTTTCAGAGGGGATTCATCCCAACCCCATTACCCGTCATCAATAATGAGTCATATTCTGATCTTAGGTCTAGCCTTGGTCTGCTGCATTGTAAGTTTTGCCCTGGGCCTTTGCGTGGCCTGGTTGGCTTCCCTTCGTTTTGACCGTCTGCAGGAGGAGAAGGAACTCGAGGCGCTTCTGAACATTCACGCGGAGGAGGCTCTATGATTTTCTGGGCGTTCTGGTGCTTGATCCTGCTGGCGGTGTTGCTGGTGGGTTTCGAAGAATGGGTTGAGATCATCGCCACCGCCCTGGAGCGGTTCCGCAAATGATCCGCCGTTTGTGGTCGTGGTATCGCCGGGCCACGGGCTATGACCGGCACGTCCTGCAGTCCCGCACGGGGCTTAGGATTCAGTCGAGCTACATCCCCGTCCCTCACCGATGAACGGGACGCTGAAGCTGGCGACGGGGCTGTTCGCCTCGTGTGATGAATCCTCCTGTAAGGAGACGGCCTGCGTGGTGGTGGGTCCGCGGCATCTTTGCCCTGCCCATGCCTGGGAGGAGGAGCAGTTCTGGAACTCGGTGGCCCATCTGGGGCTGCGTCCGATGTCCCCTGCCGAGGATGCGGCGCGTAAGGAGGACCGATGAGTCCGGACGTTCGCCGAAAGATCGAGGAGCGGATGCGGGAGACCGGTCAGGACTGGTGGACTGTCTGTGGCTTTTTCGGTCGGCGTGGCGGGGCCGTTTCCGGATCCCGTCGTTCCTCAAAGGTCCGCGCGCTGTCCCAAGAGCACCGCAAACAGGAGGCGCAGGGACTCCGATGAGGCAGACGCGTCCTGACGATGCGCTGGTGGGGCTGGTCTCCTCGATCATCCATCAGGCGATGCTGGATTTTCAGCTTCTCCAGAAAAACGGGGTCCTCGATGCCGATGGCGAGGTGGTGGGCATCCTTGGCCGGATCAAGACGAAGAAGGTCCGAATGTACCGCGTCCTCGATGGGATGGGCGATATGCGCGAGGTGATGGATCTGGTCTCCTTTCTGAAGGGATGGGGGCTGGATCTTCTCTGTGACTTTACGGGCATCCCCGCTTGCCGGATCCGGCGGAAGCTGGACATCAAGAAACTGGAGGTGCTCTGATGTTCCCGAATCACGGTCTCTCGGCTTCACCTGACGGCGCTTTCCGTGCGTGGGTCGGCGATTCCCTCGAGGGGGCTTATGAGCCCGATTTGGCCGCGGAGATCGATCGGGAGGAGGAGATCCTCGCCGATCTTCTCGGGATCACGCCCCAGCAGGCGCTTCGGGTGCTGGCATGGCACCAGGAGGAGTGCAAGAAGGTCGCCGGGGAGCATCGGGAGGCGTTCGGCCGTGTGATCGGGTTCCTCCTTCAGGGGAAGAATCTGCCGGTGATGGTCCACGCGCTGGCTTTTGCCGCGGGCCTCGATCAACTCAACGGGAAGAAGTCCCAGGCGGAGATCGCCCGGGAACTGAACTGTACCCGCGCCCTGGTGAGTCACTACGTCGTGGGATTCGCCGACATTCTCGGGGTGACGGTCACGAAGTTTCGAAAGTCGGAGAAGAGCCGGGAGACATTCCGCGAGGCCCAACTCAACCGCCGTTCTCGGGCCTGACGGCACAAACACGCATAGGAGGAGAAACGATGACATTGGAAATTCAACAGGAGGGAGAAGTGTCCCCCACCGATCTGACGCCTGCGGGCTATTTCCGGCCCGATGGGCTGGTGCTTCCGGAGGTCATGTCGGGTCAGGAATACTTCGAGGTCGGCTACCGGATCAAGATGGCCAAGAAGTGTTCGTCCATTTGGATGCGGCACTGGCGCGAGTACGGTGAAAAGGAATATGGCGAGGAATTCGTCGAAGACACGGAGAAGCAGATCGACGATCAGCTGGTGCTGGCGCTGGGCCTCCCTCCGGAGGAGGATAAGCCGAAGCTGAATGAGGGCCTCGGCAAGGGAACGGCCATCGTGACCATCGAGGGGATAAGGCAGTCCTTTGATCTCTGGCGTCGCAAGGTCGCGGTCGATAAATGGACGAGCGCGGACCGCAAGAAGGCCTGCGAACTGCTGCGACCGATGGTCGAGTTTTACGATCACCTGCTAGGGGAGGAGGCGAAATGAGTCCTTTATTTCTTAAACAATTAAAGAGCTTATGCTCTACACCAGATCTGATTCACTCATTTAATGTTTTCTTCCCTAATAACGAGACAACCAGTTGTTCTGATTTTATCCCATGGTTAATTGCGTCTAACCAGCAAATTGTCGATGAGAGATTGGGGGTTGTAGTTTCAGTAGAAGAAGTTACTGCGCGAGCAATTAGAATTTCAGGAAAAACATATTTAACTTTTCCTGACTCTCTGCTTTTTAAATTGGGGCACAGTGAATTTCTCCAGATTTTCCTATCCCTACTATTTCCAGAAACCGTTTTTGAAAGGGGTTCTGAATATTTGGTCAATGATGAGGAGGAGGCGGAATGAGCGAAAAAGACTTTGAGGCCATCCGCCGGGAGAAGGCCATTAAGACAGACAAATCCACGATCCCATTGGATTTCTCAGCTCCAGTACGGAACGAAAAGACATCTCCACGACTTGATTTTTACGAGGCAGATATGCTCGCTTTTTTTCTAAATCTTTATCGGAAGGAGTTCCGAAAAGAGTGCAAAAAGTTTGGCGATTATTCAAATGAATACATCGACGGGATTATTACGAAAGTTGCCATTATTTGTCAGATGGAGGCTACAAAATGAAACGAGGCAAAAAATTAGATGGGCTCGAGCCGAATAGGGTTGAAGTGAGGGAAGTATCAATCCCCTGGGGTAATCCCCGTTGGTGTCGTCACCAGTATCAATTCGTATTTTCTTGGAGGAGATTTCCTCCGAATAAGGAATGCGTAAATAATAATTATTATTTTTGCAATAAATGCGGAACTCGCTGGGGGATTGCAAAATGACCTTTGAGATCACCACAACCGATAAGCCGGGAAACTTTGCCACGGCCAAAATCAGTGTGGTTCCGGAGGAACTGAAGGATCTATTCCCTAAGCCTCTCCGCGCCACCTGCACGGCCGGGGAGGAATATGCAGCGAAGTCGTTGATCGTAAAAATCCTGAATGTGATGAAAAGGCATCTTCGTCACGAGTTGGTTTGCCTGAATCCGGGCGATCATTATCCAACGCAGCATCGGTGGAAGGTCATCTTTCGTAATTAATGGCCATTCCGATCACAGAACGGGCGTCCCGTTACGTCGCCCGGATGGATGCCGCTGTCTCCGGCTCCGGGGGGCATGATGCGACCTTTGCGGTGGCCTGCGCCTTGATCCATGGCTTCGGTCTCGGGGAATCGGATGCGATGTCCCTGATGCACGAATACAATCAGCGGTGTTCCCCGCCCTGGTCGGAGCGGGAGCTGGCCTACAAGCTGCGGAGCGCGGCGAACTCCCCCTCGCCCCGCGGGCACGGTTATCTGCTGGACTCAAAGGGTCCGCTTCCTGTCCAGGAGTGGAAGCCCCTTCCCTCGGTGGAGAAGGTGGAGTTCGATCCGGCGGCGCTGGCCCGTGCGGCGGGGGATTTTCGGCCGCGGTTGGACTGGTTTGCCGCTCGGTCGTATGTCGATCCGTCCCTGACGTCGTCGGAGGAATTCCTCGCGCTCCTCTATGTCGGGGAGAAGGTGCTGATCTTCAACGATAGTCGCTCCCAAGGGCAGGCGGTCTGGCCGGATGAGCCAATCCCCTCCTGCGGGCCGGACGGGATGTGGTATCTGGCCAATCCGGTCGATGGCCGTGCGTATCCCAATCCTCGGACGGGCAAGATGTCGCGCCGATCGGAGGAGTCGGTGACGCGCTGGAAGTATGCCCTGCTTGAGTCGGATGAGGCGGATCCGTCGCTCTGGCTGGCGGCCCTGGCGAAGTCGTCCCTCCCGATTTCGGCGATCTACTCCTCCGGGGGTCGGTCCGTTCATGCTCTGATCCGGGTGCCAGGGGCCGGATCGGGGATGTCGCGTCTCTCGGGGCCTGCCTCGAAGGAGGAGTGGGATGCCTGGGCGCGCTCGATGAAGGCTCCCCTCGCCCGTCTCGGCGCCGATCCGAAGGCTCTGACGGCAGTGCGTCTGACGCGGCTGCCGCAGCAGTGGCGCGGATCGGATCCGAGGAAGCTCCAGAAGCTGCTGTATGTGAATCCGATCCCTCCTTTCGGGGATCGTCTGATCGATCTGCCTCCGCGGCGCGATGCCCTGGCCGATGCGGTGAAGGCGGCCGAGGTGGCGATCCGATCGGAGGATCTGGCGGCGATGGCTGAGGCTGCGGAGCGTCTGCGCTACTACGCGGTCTGCAATGCAAAATTCCCCAGGATGATCGCGGAACTCGAGAGCGATCTGACGGCGCTGGCCGATCTGGCGCGCTGAACTTGACACCTTTTTTCTCTCACCCAATGAATGATGAACCAATGCTGGGCTCGTCCGAGGACGCGCCCCTGCCGCCCGCACCCGAGAAGTCCTCGGATCCGGCGAAGCGGCCCGAGGAGCCAATCTATCCGCAGGTGGAGCTGCCGCGTGTGGGGCGCGTGCTGGCCGATTTTGCCCGCGACATGGGGGCGATCCTGTGCACGAACGGGGTTTTCCTGCAGGACGGGGAGCCGGTCGTCCTGGAGCCGAAGACGGACCGGATGTCTCCCCTCACCCCGGCGTGCTTTCGCACTTATGCCGAGAAGTCTCTCCGGACGGTGAAGATGGTGAAGGTCTCGCGCTCCAATCCCGACGGGACGAGTGCGGTGGCCTATGAGTATCGCCCCGATTCGATGAACAAGATGCAGGCGGAGGCTGTGCTGACGTCGCATCAGTTCCGCGAACTGCTGCGGCAGCTGCGCCGGATCTCGCGGATCCCTGTGCCGATCTTCCGCGCCGGGAAACTGACGCTCCAGGGGCCCGGCTACGATCCGGAGACAAAGATCCTCGTGAAGGAATGAAGACGGCCCAGAACGGGAAGGGCTCCGCGCCCAGGAATCTCTCGGAGAAGTTTCGGAAAAATTACTCGGCCATCAAATGGCCGAAGACAACAACAACAACAACAACCAAAGGAGGAAAGTGATATGACTGCGGAGGAATACTGGAACAGTGAGGGGATCCGTTTCCTGAATGAGGACGGAACCCTTCCGACGGTCGAAGATCGGGTGAAAGAGGGATATGTAAGAGGATGGGAAAATGGCTGGGATGTGGCCTGGAATACCCGTGATGAAATGGACAAACATCGATGCAACCCAGAGGCTGGCTTTCTGAGGCAGGAAGTGAAGTTCCTAAAAGCTGAGATCGAAAGGCTCCGTGAGGAAGCTAATAACTGGCATCAGCATTACCGCGACGAGCGAAGGAAAGCCAAAAGCTGGAAGGAATGGGGATTCAAGCAACAAGATGAGGTCACACGGTTCCGTGATGCTCTTGAATTAATAGCCAACGCTACTGGTGGAGATGATGCAAGATATTACCAAGATATTGCTCAAACTGCATTAAGTGAAGTTGCGCTCATCACCGCGCAAAATGACCCCCTGACGGAAGAACCCGTCAGTTTAGATCCTGCACCGAAATTCACCCATGAGGGGAATACGGATGTAAAAGTCAAACAACCCGAATGGCGAGAGCTTGGCCCTGACGAGGTGATCTGCGATGGGGATGAGGTTCAACCGAACAAGACCAAAGGCGAATGGAAGAAGGCATGGTCGTTTGAACTAGGCGTAAAAGCTGGACACTTCAAAGCCATGCGCTTCCGCACCCGCCGCCCGTTGCCAAAGCAGGAAAGGACTTTACCAAGGTTAGACGCTGAAATCGAAGTCATCGGCACACCTTCAACTTACTCTGCTACAGAAGCAAGATACGCCACCGCAGATGCCATCCGCTTCCTCCGCGACGAGATCCAGAAGATTAAGGAGGCCAAGTGACTTACGATTTGATGCCTAAGGAGGCGGCCGTGGATTTCCTGAAGGATTTCCTTCGGGAGTTCCCTTTTGCCGAGGATGGGGGAAGGTCGCTTTCCTGTCAGGTCGCGGCGATGATGAGTCGCTTTGCCTCGTCCCTTCTTCCTGAGCAAGCCCAGATGCCGATGTGTGTCTGGAATGCCAATGGACCTGCTGCGGGAAAGTCTCTTCTGGCGATGGTGGTGGAGGTGCCGGTTCGAGGTTATGCCTCGATGCGGTCGTTCCCGGAAGAAAAGGAGGAACTTCAGAAGGTGCTGGATTCCGAGGTTCTTGCGGGATCGGACTCGATCATTTTCGACAATGTGAAGGATCGCGTCGACTCAAGCTATCTGGAGCAGTTCCTGACGTCGTCCGTGGTCTCGGTGCGTCGTCTCGGGTCGTCAACGAAACATGAGATCGCGAAGCAAACGATGGTGCTTTTGACGGCGAATCAGGCGGAGTGTTCGGCCGATTTGGCGCGTCGGTCGATCTTCATCGATCTTTTCAACAAGGAGGCGGATCCCCAGGCGCGCAAGATTGAACGGCCGATGGGCGCCGAGTACCTGGCTCGGCCGGAAGTTCGGTTTCGGATTCTTTCCTCGCTCTGGTCTTTGGTCGTGGCCTGGGATCAGGCCGGTCGTCCGAAGTGTTCCTCGAGGCTTGCGGGATTTGAGGACTGGGCCGATGTGATCGGCGGGATCGTGGAGTTCTCAGGATTTGGAGATCCGCTGCGGAGGCCGACGAGTGAGGAATTCGGAGATCCGGATGCCGTGGACATGACGGAGCTGGTCAAGGTGATGGCCAATGGGCTTTTCCGCGATGGCATTGAATTCCGCTGTCGCGAGGGGATTTCCTTTGATGAAGTGATCTGGATTTGCCGTGACAAGGGATTGTTTGAGGAACTGATTAAGGGGAAGGTGGATCGAGAGACGAGGGAATTTGAAATCTATGCCAACTCCAGGACAAAGATGGCAAAGCTCTTTGCTCGGTATGCAGGGAGGATTTTCCGGTTCGGCGATGATCTTGGGACGATCAAATTTGAGCGAGTAGGTGGGAAAGATAACCGTAAGTGGAGAGTTAGTTAAAATTATTGAAAGTTGATTTTTTCCCTCTGCGTGCGGAATTATCCAATCGCAGGGGGATTTTTTTTTGCTTTTTGTTATGGGTTCCCGCGCCCTTTTAAGGGCACGAATGGTCGACTATCGATAGTAGGAGAAAACCAAAAAGTTTGCCCGAAAGGGTGTGGATTAACGCTATGGGAAGGTTTTTGCGACTATGATAGTCGGTTGACCGATTGTGCTTCCGCACCATCGTCGTCCTATTCAATCAGGATTCCATCAGTGACTTGCGTATATTGCTCCGACTATAACGACTATTTTTTGAAGTATCCTTAAGATTTCCGTATGAGATTCCCAAAGCAACCGCCTGGAAAAATTGGATTGATAGTCGTGAATGGGTATTTCAAATAAGTCCCCCACCCCGTAAGGAATCTTTTTTTGGTCTGTTATTAAAACCCGGTCCCGCCGCGTTCGAATTTTTTATGCGCGCCAATCCGTGACATTTAACGAACAGTCGATTTCGCCTGTTCGCGGATGATTCGTTTGACAGTTTCGCCAAACGAAAAAGCTTTTCATGAGAAGTTCGCGAACAGATTCCGCTGCCATCCGCGATTGCGCCGAAAAATACGGCATTTCCGTCCGGGCGGTGCAGATCTGGAGAAGAAACGCCGATCCCCGCTGGCAAGCTTATCTCGAAAACAGGAGTCGCGAGGCCGCGGTCGCGGCTCAGATGAATTTTATTCCGACCCCGGTGGAAACGATGACGCCGGAACAGGAGGAACAATCCTCGGCGGCGCGGTATGCCAGGATGAGCGCACTGGCCGATCAGGCGGTGGCTCGCGGGGATTTCGGTGTGATTTTGAACCTCAACAAAGTCGCCGTCGATTGTCACAAAATCCTCACGACGATCCGCGAAAACAACGCCCGGCTGGCCGAGACGACGCACAAGCTTGTTCCGGTCGAGGAGGTTCGGGCCTTTATCACGGGCAATCTTGCCCTAGCGCGGCAGCAACTGGAAAACCTTCCCGAAGTCCTCGCGGCGCAGATTCCGGGGCCCGAGGTGATAGAAATCGTGCGCCGGGAAGTCGAGGTCATCCTTCGCGAACTTTCGGAAAGCGACCACGCCGCGCCCTGGTCGGCGGCTCCATCATCCCACAAGGGGGCGGGGCATGACGCAGCTTGAAGAGCTAAAAAACGACTTTCGGGGCCTTTGGAAGCCGGTGGCCCGGAAAACCCCTGTCGAATGGTGCGAGGATCACATCAGTCTCGATCCTCGATTCTCGCCGCGCCCTGGTCGGTTTTCCTTCGAATTCACTCCCTACCTCAAGAAGCTCCATGAATGGTATGGCGACCGATCCGTCCGCCAGATCACGTTTGTGAAAAGCGCCCAGGTCGGCGGCACCACGCTGCTGGCAAATCTTATCCAGTATTCGGTCGCGGCCGACCCCGGTCCGATCCTCTACGTCACCTCGACGGCGGAAAATGCCAAGTCCTGGAGCGAGCGCGAACTCATTCCGAGGATTCGTTCGTGTTCGGCCATCCGGCCCCTCATGCCGGACGATCCTGATCAGTTCAAAAAGACGGAAATGCAGTTCAAGGGATCGGTCGTGAAACTCGTCGGTGCTCAGTCCGTTTCCGCCATCGCGTCGCGTCCGATTCGCATCCTTCTGTGCGACGAAGTTTCAAAGTGGCCCGATTCCACCGCCACGGAGGCTCCGGCCCTCGAGCTTGCCATGGCTCGGACCATTCAGTTTCGTAACATCAGTAAAACCGTCCTGGTCAGCACACCCACGGTGGAAACCGGCGCCATTTGGACGCAGTTTCTGGCCGGATCCCGTCACCGCCTCCATGTGTCCTGCCCCGATTGCCGTCATGAGCAATGGCTTCGTTTTGAACAGTTAAACTGGAGCTACGACCTCCGGGATGATTCGGGCGCGTGGGATCTCGACGGAGTCCGGGAAGCCACCGTCTACCATTGCGAGCAATGCGGCAGTCCCTGGGATCAGGATACCAAGCGGGCTTTGATTGCGGAAGCAGCCGCCTCCGACCGGTGGATTTCTGGGAATCCTGCGGCCCCGGCCGACCATCGCAGCGCACACGTCTCGGCTTTGTATTCCCCCACCCTTTCCTGGGGAGATTTGGCCGTCCTGTTTTTGCAAAAACGGAAAACGCCGGGCGGCCTCCATGATTTCTACAACACCTACCTCGGATTGCCTTTCACGCCGCGGGCCGCGACCGTCGAGGAAGAGAATGTCCTCGAATTGCGCGGATCCTACCTGACCCGCCAGATCCCTCCGGAGGCCATCGTCGATGGCCGCCCGCCGATCCTCACACTGTGCGCCGATCCCGGATCGGCCACCCGCTCGCGCACTCACTGGACCGTCGAGGCCCGCGCGCTCACGGGGGAATCCTGGGTCATCGATTACGGCGTCCTCGAGGAAATGGACGATCTCGTCTCGGAGGAGTTTCTCCGCGCGCGCATTTACGTTCTGCCGGACGGATCGAGCGTCCAGCTGGCGGCGGGCCTCGTCGATTCGGGCTGGAGCGCCGAGCGGGTGTATAGTCTCTGCAGCCGCTCCGGGGGAGTGCTTTTCCCTTCGAAAGGCACCGATTCCGGGTTTCGCACGTTCAACAGCAGCCCCGTCCAGGGATTTTCCACCACGCTCTTCAGCTATTCTGACTTTGTCTGGAAATCCCACACTTACTTGGACCGCATCGCCAAGCGCCTCCCGCCGCTCCTCCATTTCCCGGCCGATGCCTCCAGGGAGTTCCTTGCCGGTCACTCGGGTCAGGCCCTCATCGAAAATCGCGCCTCACGCATCCATCCTTTTCGGTTCAAGGAAGTGGAAAACGATCACTACGGCGACTGCACGAAGCTTCATGCCGTCGCTTGGGCCATCCTTCGGGAGGAATTGAAAATCCCGTCTTGACCTTTGACATGACGCGGGTCACATGGCCTTCGGATCCTCCACGACGCCCGACCTTCACAAGATCGACGGTCTGAAAAGCTACCTGCGGCGGAACAAAAGCGTCGCCGAGTTAAAGGCTCTGGCCGATTCCACGTTCATGGCATCGACCGACGAGGTCGTCATCACCAGCACCTCGAGCGATGGAGCCATCGTCACCGGCCAGGTCAGTTTCCCGAAATGGCTTCTCCTCACGGCCGTGGAAGGCGTTCTGAAAGATCTGAATGTCTACCCGGTGGCCTCCGACGGATCCATGCCATCGCGCCAGTTGTGCACTCGTCCCGATTTCTCGAGGACCTGGAGCACGACCTGATCGGGTTTGAATTCTTTGATTTTTTGACAGGGGCGCGCCTCCTGTGAGCGCACCTCTTCCGAAAAAATCAAAACGCGGCGGGGCTCGTCCCGGAGCGGGCCGTCCCAGGAAATCCTCCGAACCGACCAATTTTGCAGCCTATGAGGGCGCCTGGAGGTTCAATCCGCAGCGCGCCTGGATCTACACGCCGACGCTCGACGCTTCCAAGGAATTCTCGCAGGGAACCCGGGAGGAATTGATCCGCAAGGCCTGGTGGTTGGTGAATAATCTGGGGACGGCAGGAGGCGCCGTCGACAAGGTGGCCCGCCTCGTCGGCCCTCTCATTCCGCAGGCTCGGACGTCCGATCCCGATTGGAACATGATGGCCGAGCAGTCGTTCCATGCCGCCGTCAGTTGGGCTCCGGGCGTCGATGCCGGGGCCGCCGTGAATTTCTATCAGGCCCAGACCCTGCTCGTCCGGCAGATGGCCATCGCGGGCGATGTCTTTTGGCAGCGGATCACGAGCAACAGCGGCCGCGGGATGTTCCGCCTGATCCCCGGGGAAAATGTTGGGAGCGTCCTGGGGGATGAAAAGGACGGGTTCCGCGACGGCGTCCTGGTGAACAAATACGGGCGCCCGCTGAAATACCGCGTCCTGAAGTCTCCGGCCGCCCAGCTGGACTACACTGATGTCTCGGCCAACGACCTCACGCAGGTCCGCAAGGCCTACCGTCTCGGCCACACGCGCGCCCCGTCATGGCTGGCCCGCGCGGCCAATCACCTTCAGGACATCAGCGAGATCGTCGGCTATGAGAAAATGAGCGCCAAGCTCGGCGCCTCGATGGCTTTTGTCATCGAGAGCCCCGAGGCCGGGCAGGTTGGGTTCGGATCGCAACTGGTCCGAGGTCAGTCCACCAGTTCCGCAAGCGACATCACGGTGGACGCCATGATGAACGGCTCGGTGATCCCGCAGCTGAAGCCAGGCGAAAAACTGACCAGTTTCAACAACCTCCACCCCTCGGCGAACTTCAAAAGTTTCATCGAGTTCCTCCAGCAGGACATCGCCGTCGGTTTCGGAACGTCGAAGCAGTTCCTCTTCGATTCCACAGACGCCGGTGGTGCGAACCAGCGCTGGATCCTCGTCGAGGCCCAGGCCTTCATCCGTGAGATTCAGGATATCATCCGTCACAGTTTTGCGGAACCGTTTTGGAAATTCTGGGTCTGGAACGAGATCGAGGCGGGCCGCCTGCCCATGCCGGGGAACGGCGAAGATTGGTTCCGTGTCGATTTCTGCCCTCCGGCCGACCTTTCGGTCGATTTTTCGAGGGATGGTCGCCTCCTGAGCGACCTCATGCTGCGCGGTCAGATCAGTCCGCAGCGCTACTTCGCGTTGCAGGGACTCGATGCCGACCGCCAGGAGGAGGATATCGTCCGCTTCGCGGCCCGTCGTAAGAAACTGGTCGAACGCATCGGTAAGGAAGAAGGCGTCGCGCTGACGGTTTCCGAGGTGTTCCCGCCCGCGCCTGGCACGCCGATCGCGTCGGGCGCCATGTACGAGGGAGAGCCTCCAGAGGATGAGGAATCGGAGGAATCCGAGGACGCGGACGAAAAACCTTCGGCGGCGTCCGGGCGCAAGAAATCGGCGTGAGGGATTTGACACCCCGGGGAATTCTCAAATGAGCAAGCTTGTCCTTTTTGCCGCCGCCTCCGGGTCCAATGTGGACCGCGACAACGGCGTCCTGCGGAATGTCTCGATCATTTCGAAGGGACCGGCCAAGGGGCACACCGTCATGGGGCAGCCGCTCATCGTCGACGACGAAACGCTCGACCAGGTCGTCACCGAGGGAACCTCGTTTCAGGACGGCATTCCGGTGAATTTCGACCACGGCACCGGCATCAGCGATCTCGTCGGATCGGTTCGCGACGTCCGCCGCGACGGCGACCAGGTCCGCGGCGACCTCTATCTGCTCAAAAGCCACGAGGCTTTCGGAACGATCTGCGAGATGGCCGAGACGATGCCGAGCAATTTCGGCCTCTCCATCAGTTTTGCCAACGAGCCCGATCCCGTCTTCGACGCCGAGGATCAGGGGGATGAGGATGCCGAGATCGGCGAAAACGACGTTCCGGATTCCTCCGTCGTGGGGAACGACATCGTGGCCTATGCCGCCCGCATCGTTCCGGGACAACTTTTCGGCGCCGACCTGGTCAAGTCCCCCGCCACGAATGCCGCGCTTTTCCAAGCTTCCATGAGCGAACCCACCACATCCCTGCCGGAGGGACAGATCCTTCCGGAAGCCGTCGAGGAGGCCGCGCCTCCTTTGATCGAAACCGTCATTTCCCCGGAACCTTCCGCGGCCGTGGTCACCGAGGTGTCCGAACCGGTCGGTTCGGCTTCCGCCGAAGGAACCGTGGAAGAAAATGCTGAAGCCGAGGTCGCCGAGGAAGCCACTCCGGAAGTGGTCGAGACCAAGCTTTCCGCCATCCATAGCGAATTTGCGTCCAACAAGACCGAGCTTGCCGCCGTCCGGACCGAGCTTTCGGCGCTGCGCACGGAACTCGCCGCCAAGGATGCCGAGCTTTCCAAGCTTCAGAAAGTGCACCTGGCCGCCAAGCGCGCGTTGGGTCTGGCTCCTTCCGAGGTCCTCGCCGAGATCGAGGACTCCACCCCTGCCTCGACGCTCGTCGAGCAGTACGAGGCCCTGCCGAAAGGCAGCCCCGAGCGCCTCGCCTTTTTCAACGCCAACCGCTCCGCCCTCTTCGAGGCCGCGAACGGCCGGTCGCGAAAGTAACACCAACCAAACCCAACACCCGTCATGTCCAACACGTTCAGTTCCAGTTTGGTCGTGGATACCGCGACCAGCACGGCGATCACCGTTCTCCAGAACCGGCTCGCCCCCGTCAAGACCTTCACCACCGATTTCAGCAAGGACGTCGTTTCCGGTGCCGGTCTTCGCAAACTCCAGGTCGGAGTCGTGGCCAACGCCGCCTCCGCCGTCTCCAGCCCGACCTCGTTTGAAGCTCAGGGTCAGACGGTCAACTCGACCGCCGTCACGATGACGCATTACTCGGCTCAGTTCGGCCTTTCCTCGCAGCAGCTCAACCAGGGGTTCCGCCTCGAGAAGCTGATGAAAGCCAACCTTCGAGCGCTGGCCAATGCCATTCTGGACGCCTCGTTTGCGCCGATCAGCACCTCGACCTTTGGTGCTTCCGCTTATTCCTCGGCGATCACGACGGCCACCGGTGGCAACATCGGCAACAGCCTCATCACGGCCGCCCTCCCGACCCTTTGGTCCGCTCTGAAAGACGGTACCGAGCGGTACCTCGTGCTGGATGGCAGCTACTACAGCTACCTCCTGCCCGCGACCGGATACTCCCTGGACATCCAGACCAAGGGGGCCTACGGATTCGACGGCATCTTCTACAACAACCGCTGGGGTGGAACCGCGCAGACCGGCATTGCCGGCGATGCACAGTTGAACGGCACCACGAAGACCATCAAGGGCTTCGCGGTCTCTCCCGAGGCCATGGCCGTGGCTTCCGCGATTCCCTATGTGGATCCCGCCATCGCCGGTCTGCTCCAGATGAGCGAGACCATCGACATCGCGGATCTGGGTCTCTCGGTCCAGTTCAATGTCTGGGGATCGCTCTCCAGCCGCAGCCTCCAGGCCAGCTTCGACGTCCTCTTCGGGGCCGCGGCCGCCGACACGAGCGCGCTCAAGATCATCAACGCCTAATTCCTCCGGGCGTCCCGCAACCGGCCGGTCCCCTTCTCCTGGGGGACCGGCCTTCTGCTTTTGCGGGGAGGAACTTTGACAGGAAGCTCTTGGTGTGAATCCGCTCCGAGTCTCCGCCTTTCAGCAAAAGGCCGCCGCCGCCCTTCAGACCGTGTTTGGCACGATGATTTCGATTAATGGCGGCGCCCAGTTTCTGGCGGCCGTCTCGATGCCGCAGCCTTCGCTTGACCTCGAGATGGGCGGATTTTCCACGCGCCGGTCGATCCGGCTGCGCTGGCCCCTGGCGGCCGCGCCGCGTCCGTCCGTCGGGGCACAGATCCTGCTGGTTTCCGAAAATGTCACCTACCGGGTCGAGACGGCGGTCACGTTGGCCGGTTCTCCCGTGCATGGCCATGAGGTGACCGTGACGGCCGTGCGCGAATGATATGAACCCGCTCCGCATTGAATCCGCCCTCCGGGCCGCGCTGGCTCCCTCCTTTTCCGGAACGACCATTTACCTCGGCACCGATTATGAGGAACTGACGCCGGAAAGCCTCAACCTCATCGTCGCCTGCACCCAGACCACGCACGAGGTGGGCGGGATCTTTCTGGCCGATGTCCTGGTGAAAGTCTCCGCCCCGGCGTTGCTTGGGGCGTCGTCGCTTACCGGGTTTCAAAACACGCTCGACACGGTGTACGGGGCGCTCACTCCGGACGGGCTCTCGGCTGCGTGGCCGACCGATGCGGGTGTCCCGGCGTTTGCCGGTCTCTGGATCAAGGGGACGAAAATGTCGACGAGCAAGGAACTCTGGGTGGCCGAGATCGAGACCTCGGTGGGTGTGACGGAGTGATTTGACACGGGGA